CCTTGCGGGGTATGTTACTTACTTGGATCAATTAAGTCGAACTATAGAACTCTCTGATGAAAAGCTCAAAAAAATAGATGAGCGTCAAATCTTTAAAAGCGATGACGAAATTGGTTTTATGTACGAACAAATCAAAGAACTTCAGAGGATTCTATCCAATTTTAGGGTAGATAAATTATGAGCGAGCCAGTAAAAAGAAAAAGGAAAAAGAAGTCAAAAAACCAATATTTTACACAAGCAACCGAAGATGCCATAGTAAGATATAATAATTGCACAGACCCAGAAGAGCGTAGTGAGATCTATCGTAAGGAGATCCATTACGCTTTTTTTAAACTAACCGAAAATATAATTCATACTTTTAAGTTTTATTATACAGAGGTAGATGAGATTGAACACCTTCAACATGAAGTAATTACGTTTTTATTAGATAAAATTCATTTATTTGATCAAACACGTGGAGCAAAAGCGTTTTCATACTTTGGGACTATTGCTAAACGTTATTTGATTATACAAAATACTAAAAACTATAAAAAACGAGTAGATAAAGCTCCTGTTGAAGAATTGCACCATGACCTAAAATATTCCTATGATATGGACTATGATCCTATGGAAAAAGACCACCTCTCAGATTTTATGGATGAATATATAGATTATTGTACTGAAAATTTATTTAAATTATTCCCAAAAGAAAAAGATGCAATAGTAGCAGATGCTATTCTAGAATTATTCAGAAAAAGAGAAGTAATGGATATTTTTAATAAAAAAGCTCTTTATCTTTGTATAAGAGAGATGGTTGATGTAAAAACTCCTCATATAACTCGGGTTGCTAATCAGTTAGGAGATATATTTAAAAAACATTTTATGTTTTATAAAGAATATGGGTATGTAAATTTTGATTGATTCCATATTTATTAACATGGGACAATTAGATAAAAACATATTCGGTAGTAAAAAATTTTCTGATATTTTAGAGGAGATTTACAACAACCAAAAGAAAAAAGAAGAACAAATTTCTACCCTTATTTCAGAATTAAAACCTCTTATTCAAGATATAGGAGATGCTACCCTTGTTGTGCCCCTTTTAAAGGAGTATTTAGAAATTTCTGTAAAAAACGATGAGCAGCTTATAAAAATGGCTACTATAATTCAACGTGCTGTACAAAATGAAACCAATGATGATGGAAATTTTGGCATGACAGAAGAAGAAAAACAACAGTTATTGAATGAAGTAAAAAAATTCAACGACGATAAGAAAAAATAATGGCTTTAAAGTTTGGACCATCCAGTATAAACTCCGAAACTTCTAGGGAAACTCCTTCTTTAAGAAGAGAAATCGTAGCTGTTAGAGTTAAGGATATAGTTTTATCCCCAAATCACCCTAGATTTGAAGAAGTTGGGGGTTGGTTAGGTTTAGGTACTATATTTTATGATTCTTTAAGTTTCCCAGGAGTAAAATCCTCTAGGGAAATTGATGGAAGAGCAAAACCTTATTTTTCAAATTCTAAATTTTATCCTTTAATAAATGAAATAGTAAGTATTATTTCTTCTGTAGATCCTATTAATAGCCAAATGCCCCAATCTTCAGGAAGAGAAACAGCATATTATTTCCCCCCTGTAAATTCTTGGAATAACCCCCACCATAATTCTCTTCCTGATAAGAGTGCTGGGGAGCTTACATCCCCTATTACACCTAAGACATACAGTGAAGTTGAATCAGGTCAAGTTAATAGAAGTGCAACTCAACCTGTTTCTACAATATTGGGAGCCACATTTAAAGAAAAAGATAACGTATATCCTTTATACCCCTATGAAGGGGATAATATAATAGAAGGAAGATGGAATAATAGTATTAGATTAGGTAGTACTACAAATTTTCCCCCTTTCCCTAATTTTTGGTCAGAAAATAAAAAAGAAGGAGATCCTATTATTTTAATACGTAATGGAACTACTATTACTTCTAATCAAGAAGGATGGATTCCTACTGTAGAAAATTTACAAAATGATTTATCTTCTATATATTTAACTAGTACTCAAAAGATTCCATTTTTTCCTGCTAGTTTTAAAACAGATTCATTTGGTCCTAATGATGTTTCCCTCCCCCAACCCTCAGAGTTTGATAAAAACCAAATAATTCTTACTTCGGGAAGATTAGTACTAAATGCTAAAAATGAGGGAATGTTATTAAGCTCATCCGAAGTAATTCACTTAAGTTCTGGGTACTCTATTAATTTAGATTGCAGTAATAAAATAGTTCTTTCCACAGGAAAATTATATTTAATAAGCAGAAATGCAGAAGAAAGAGTAGTCTTAGGAAAAGCTCTGGTAAGAGAATTAAATAAACTCATCTCAGCTTTAGATGTAATAGCCTCGGCTTGTACAGCAGCCGTTGCTGGTCCTTTTCCTGTGCCCGCACTTATACAAGCAGGTCCTGTATTAAAAAATGCTTTAGCAGATATGAAAACTTCTTTAAAAGGAAAAGATCCTAAAATATTATCTAAAAAGATTTATATTGAATAATGCCTAATTTTCCTTCTGATAGATATAATTTAAATTCTTTATATGTACTAACTAATGGTTATTACATTGAAATTAAAGCAAATGGACCTGAGTATAGGACTATAGTTAAAACTCCTGAGGGTGCTCCTTGGAAGGAAGGAGTTCCTTCTGCCGCTTCAACTGTTAAAGAATTAATTGAGGACGAAATTGCTCTTTTGCAAATAGAACTAAATGATCCTACTTTAACTTTAAATGAAATAGTTTCACCACAACCTCCTCCACCTGTTAATACCACTAACTATGCTAAATTTGAAGGAAGAGTTGTTGATGAAGATGGAAATCCTATCCCCAATGCTAAGATAGAGTTTCAGTTTTTTGGTTTACCTCAAGCACCACCTCCTCCAAAAGATGATGAAGGATACACTGATTTAAGCCAAGTTGTAGTAATCCCCCCTGCTCTAGTTATTGACCCAGGATTTACGGACTCTAATGGGATTTTTGCTTTAGATTACGGATTAAATCAAATAAATCCTGATCCTATAGATTTTGAAACTTCTTATATAAAAATATCTAAAACAAATTACAATTCTGTTACTAAGGGTCCTGTTTTAGTTAAAAATGGGGAAGTACAAACTACCACATCTACTTCTCAAAATTCATCTAATAATAGTAATAATAATGTAAATTTAGGTCCAACTCCTGTTACAGATGAAGAGTTAGTACAATTAGATGATGGAAGTTATAAATTTTATATAACTATTGAAGCTACTCAACATGGTTTAACATCTCAAGGAATAGGAGTATCCCTAAATAGGGAAACTGCTAAAAAAATAGCAAGATCTAATGCTGAAAAGAAATTAAAAGAACAACTTCAAAATACTAAAAATTCTATACCTATAGAATATGATTATGCAACTGGGTTTAGATTTGATAATAATGGAAATGCTAGTAGTATTAGTGTTTTAGTAGATAATAATGTTGGTCTCCCAATTTTTGAAAGAATATTTAGCAATGTCACTTTTACTTTAGAATCAGCAGAAGAATCAACAAAATTTCAGTTAGATTCTATGGGGGATTTTAGAAACAACATTGCTTACCCTAAAACAGGAACTCCAATTGATAGAGAGGGAGCAACCCCACAACCCCCCGAACCCAAATCTCCAGATGAAATTACAGTAACTGTAGACATTTATGATTTAGGAAAAATTATCCTTAAATCTTCTTCTCCTAACATTGAACCCATTCAAGCTGAGGTTATAACTCAAGTAAATGAAGAAGAAGCGAAATTAATTCTTCAGGGATTTGCTCCTGATGTTCCTTTTGAAGTTAAAATGGTTACTATTTACAATAATAAAAAAGAATCTTTAAAGCGGCAATTAATACCTTTTATTTTAGCTTTAATAGCTAAATTTGGTCCTAATGTATTAAACAGTATTTTATCGGGTAATAAAAACCCATTAGAAGATAAAGTTTGTTTAAGTGCTGAAGAGTTAAAAGAAATTTTAAGAAAAAGAAATAAAGTAACTAAAAAAATTAACAATGCCTATAAGTGGGTTAGAACTTTATCTAAAATACTAGGGGTAACCAATGCACTTATTTTAGGACTAAAAATAGCCACAAAAATAGCCCAAGGACTTACAGCAGTTCCTGGTCCTTTTAAACCTCCATTTTTTGGGTTAAAAGATATATGGAATGGTTTAGTAGAACAAGGATTTCTAACTATAGATACTGTTTTAAGAAGAGCAGGAGTAGCAGTTACTGCTTTAAATATAGCTACTACTGGGATTGGGGTAGTTTTAGGTTATTGTTTAAGACTATTGCAAGCTTTAGATGATATGATTATCGAATGTGCCCAGGAACCTGATGTAGAAGGAGGGCAAGAATTTACTCTTTCTTTTGAAGAAATTAATGAAGAGATTAATTCATTCATAGAAAGTGATGGAGAACAGGTTGATGATCTTATTGATCCCTTAACTAACCAACCTTTACCTTATAAAGGATTTACATTTGAAATTAAGCAGGATACTAGCCAAAATTTTCAATATCCTAAAAGATATGCCTTAGCTAGAAATATTCAAGGTATACAAGTATTGAGAAGTGAATCATCGTATGCTTCAAATCCTTCTGTATTGATTGAAGAATTAAGATTTGTAATTGACAGAGATAATTTAAGAGCAGATTAATTAAATATTTATTAACAATGAAACAAAGCGAGTTAAAAAAAATGATTAAAGGGGCTGTAAAAGAAGCTATTCAAGAAGAATTAAAGGACATTTTACTTGAAGCGGTTCGTGCTCCTAAACAACAAGTAGTTGAATCTATTCAACCCCAACCTGTTGCTAAAGGACCTTCTATGAGTTCTAATGAAAGACGTGAGGCATATCAAAACATATTAGGAGATATGCAAACATCTTTTACCACTCAAAATACTCCCCAACCATTTAACCCCCAAGGAACAATGCCAGGAGGAGATCTTCCATCAGGAGAAGTTAATATGTCACAAATAATGAATTTAATGAGTAAATAATGGCTTTTATCATCTCTAGTAAATTTCCTGTAGATACACTTCCAGATGTGGCAGTTGGAGTATCTATTCCTTTTACTGGGAAAGCTGTGTTTAATCAAACTTATATAACTAAGGATCAAATTAAGTCTAATTTGATTAATTATTTTTTAACTAATAAAGGAGAAAGGTACTTAAATCCTGGGTTTGGGGGTAATTTAAGATCTACTTTATTTGAACTGATAACTAGTGATAATTTAGCAGGACTTGAAACTCAATTAAAAGAAGAAATTAAAATGTTATTTCCAACAGTAGTAATAGAAAACTTAAATGTTTCTTCTTTACCTGCTGATAATCTTATTAGTGTAACTCTATCTTATAGTGTTTTAAATCAACCTTTAGATGAGATTCAAATAAACTTTAACACCGATGGCTTACAATTCTAACATATCTACTCAATCTCATAAAAATAACAGGGAAGAAAGAAATATAAGGTATATTGATAGAGATTTTTCTAATTTTAAAAACTCATTAGTAGAATATACCAAAACCTATTTCCCAGATACCTATACTGATTTTAGCCCTTCATCCCCAGGGATGATGTTTATGGAAATGGCAGCGTATGTTGGTGATGTGTTATCTTTCTATCAGGATAATCAAATTCAAGAAACTTTTACTCAATTTGCTCGCCAAATTCCTAATTTATATGAATTAGCGTATATGATGGGGTATAAACCTAAGGTAACAGGAGCTGCTGTGGCCGATATTGATATCTATCAAACAGTTGCCGCTGTTGGTACCCCACCTGCTCCTGATTTTAATGATGCGGTTAATATACCTAGTAATACCATAATTAACTCATCCGTTGATGGAAAATCTTCGTTTATACTTCAAGATTTTGTTGATTTTTCTATTTCTAGTTCTTCGGATCCCACTGAAATTTCAGTATTTTCCTTAAGTGGAACTACTCCTGATAGATTTTTATTAAAGAAAACTAGGCAAGCTATATCTGCTACTACAGCATCTGCCGAATTTACTTTTGGTTCTTACGAAAAATTCCCTACTGTTAATCTAACAGATGATAATATTATTGCTATAACAGACTGTGTTGATAGCTCAGGAAATTCTTGGTATGAAGTTCCTTACTTAGGACAAGATACGGTTTTTACCCCTCAAGTAAATTTAACTCCTGGGGTTGGGGGTTTCAATGTTCCTTATTTACTTAAAATATTAAAAACCCAAAGAAGATTTTCTACTAAATTTCTTGATCAAAGAAATCTTCAAATCCAATTTGGGGCAGGAAATAGTGCATTAAGTGATTCAACAATTGTTCCTAATCCCTATAATGTCGGAAAAGGAGATGCAAACAAAAATGCAACTACTGCTTTTTCCCCTGCTAATTTTACATTTACTAACACTTATGGTACTGCCCCCGTTAATACAACTTTAACTTTTACTTACTTAAAAGGAGGAGGCATATCATCTAATGCTGGTGCTGAAACCTTAACAGCAATAGATACCTCAGGTATCACCGGGGGTGATGCTACATCAAGAGCATCCGTCAGGTGTGTTAATCCTGAAGCAGCATCAGGAGGATCATCAGGTGATAATCCAGATCAAATTAGAGAAAATTCATTAAGAATGTTTGGTACTCAATTAAGAAGTGTAACTACTGATGACTACACCGTAAGAGCTTTGAGTATGCCAGGAATTTATGGAACTGTAGGTAAAATTTATGTAGAGCCTGAAAAAATAGAAAATTTAAATGCTCACTTAAGACCTGCGGTTTTAGATATGTACGTATTAGGATATGATGTTAATAAAAGATTAACAGAGACCTCTCCTTCTTTTAAAGATAACTTATCAACTTACCTTTCTCAGTTTAGAATGGTAAATGATACTGTTAATATTAAAGACGGATTTATTGTTAACATTGCAGTAGATTTTAGTATAGTTTTAAGACCTAATTACGCAGGTAATCAAGTTTTAAATAAATGTATAAAAACATTACAAGATTATTTTGATATAGATAAATGGCAAATTAATCAACCTATATTTTTAACAGATATTTATACTACATTGGATAAAATAGAAGGAGTCCAAACAGTAAAAAATGTTCAAATCACTAATAAATCAGGAGAAGGAGCAGGATATTCTAAATATAGTTATGATGTGTTAGGTGCTACTCAAAATAATACTATATTTCCTTCTCAAGATCCTAGTATTTTTGAAGTTAAATATCCTAACACTGATATAAGAGGTTCAATAACATCATTCTAAGTAAATGGCAGTATATAAATTATTTCCCGAAAAAGACGCAAGTTTATATTCAAAATTCAATACCCAAAATACTGGGTTAGATGAGATTATAGAAGCATCTACAACTTTTACCCCAGGCAAACCCCAAGTTAGTAGATTTTTGATTCAATTTTCACAAGATGAAATTAGTGAATTAATTAATAATACTATATTAGGATCTGTAACTGATGAGACTGGTTCTTTGCTTACCTCTAGTAAAGAATTTAAAGCTGATTTAAAAACTTTTATTGCTGAGGTTGATGGCTTATCTACTAATACTACTTTAGAATCTTATCCCATTTCACAAACATGGAATATGGGAACTGGGAAATATAATGATAGTCCTAAAATTGAGGATGGGTGTTCTTGGAAGTATAGATTAGAAAATGGAAGCGGACCTTGGATTGAGGGTGGACTTAACTCAAATGAAGCAGCCAATTATCCCGAAGACAACCCAGGGGGAGGTACTTGGTTTACAGGTACTATTAATGGTCTTCCTGTTGGGGCTTCCCAAATATTAAATTATTCTAGTAACAAAGACATCAAAATGGATGTTACTAATGCTATAAAATTAATCAATTCAGGAACTATTGATAACAATGGTTTTATTATAAAACAATCTGATTCTGATGAATTTAAAGAAAGTGAAGCAAAAACAGCTAATATTAAATACTTTTCTATAGACACTCATACTATTTATCCTCCTCAATTAGAAATTAAATGGAGAGATTGGGTTTATGCTAATACTTCTTCATTTTTAGTTACAACTGAAGAATCTGAATATTATTCTACTATTGATACAGAAAGTATTATACACACTTCTGATCTAGTAGCTACTCTAGCCCAAAATAAAGGTGAATATAGAAGAGGTAGTATTCAAAAATTCTACATTAATTGTCGACCTCAATTCCCTGAAAGAACATTTGAAACTGGATCTGCCTATACTAAAAATTATTTCCTTCCTACTGCATCATATTATGCTGTTAAAGATTTAGCTACTAACGAGTTTATAATCGATTTTGATACAGATTACACCCAAATCAGTGCAGATCTAGATGGAAGTTATTTTAAACTTTATATGAACGGACTAGAACCAGAAAGATATTATCAAATATTAATTAAAACTGAAATACAAGGGAGCACATTATTGTTAGATGATAATTATTATTTTAAAGTAATTAACGGATGAGTCAAAAAGTACAATTAGGAACTAAAGGATTTGTTAATGTTCAATATCAAAACGCTATTGATACATCTTTTACCCAATTAGTTCCCCCACCACCACCAGTAGAAGAAGTTGCTACTGTTGAAGACTTTTTTACATTATATAATACTTTATTTTACGAAATTCCCCCTGAAGGAGACATAAACTCTCATAGATTTTTAATTAATACCAGCACAGAATATATAGGATTTACTGAAGAAAAAGAACAAGATATTCAAGTACTTTTAGATGAAATTACTCAATTAAGAGAAGAATTACTTGCTACTCAAAAAGAACTTAGAGAAGTTCAAGATAGTGGAAGTTTAGCTTTCCAAGCTATAGCTGAGGGTGAAAATGAAAGTGAAGGTTCAATCTTAGCAGGAACTACAATAACTGAACAATCTATAATAGTTGGAAATGATTAATAATTTTAAATTATAATATTTATATTAGATGGTTACCACAAAAATAATAGATCCTACTACTTTTGAAATCCAACAATATTCTTCTGGGGATGAAGCAACTATTGCTAATTTTGATGTAGTTTCTACATTTTCTACTAGAGATGGAAGAGTAGAAAGTATTATTTATGATTTAAATGGAAACCAACTTGCCTATAACCCTAATACCCCTTATTCAGCAATTGAAAATGGTATCCAAGGTAACCCCCAATATGCTGATGCCCTTTTAGTCTACCCAGAAAAAGATGTAGAAAAATTTAGTAGTGGGATAGGAAGTTATAACATAGTATATAACTTTTTTAATAATGAACTAAATTCTTCAATTGAAAGGCAATTTAGATTAAAAGAAATTTCTTCTAATAGAAAAGAACTTCGTCTTACCTCAACTTTCCTCTCAGAAGAAGAATTAAGACAAGAAATTGATTTATTTTTTACTTCAAAAGTAAAAGGTAATACTGCTTATCCTGATTTTTATGTTAATTTTGGAAATGGGAATGCTTTTATCGCTAATAATTTATTATTTGATGATAGTAATGGTCAATATTCTTTATTGGTTAAATTATATCAACCACTTCCTTCATTTATTGAAACAGATGGTGAACTAAATCCTTGGATTTGCACTGAACAAAGAGAAACTGTAGCTTATAATGTTACTTTTGAGCAAGAAGTAACCCCAGTTATAGACACTACTTCTTTAAAAGGTCCTAATTTTTCACTAGATCTTAACAATCAAACTCATACTTCAGTAAAACTTACTAGTTGGGATGATTTAAATTCAACTAATAATATATCTAGTGCCTCTTATTACGAACTTCATAATATTATAGATCAAAACGGAGTTAAAATTAATATAGATTATACTCAACTAGATAATTTTATCCATTTTTCATCAGCAGAAGAAAGAGTAAAAAATTTCTTTAGTAAAGTTACATTAATAGAAGATTGCTCAGCTTCCCTAAATATTTCTCATAGTGATAGCGGAGATGCAACCTCAGCAAGTAGGGCTTTAATCGAAAATAAAATAGAAAATATTATATCTAATTTTGATGGGTTTGAATCTTGGATGTATTTCAATTCCTCTTCTACTTCTTATACCCTTACTCGATCCTTAGATACAGGTAATCATAGAGCTACCGGATATATTAGTAGTGCTGATTGGGATGATGAATCAAAATTAGTAGATGGTCAAACTGGGTATGCTTTTAATACTAATAACACAACAGTCCCTGTTGACTTAATACTTACCCAATTTACGTTTGGTAGCATCCCTTCTAATGCTATAATTAATGGAGTTGAAGTTATATATGATTATTTTAATATAACTCAAAATGATACTATGGAAGTCCGTACTTCTCTTGCAATAGGAGGAGGCAGTTATACTGAAATAGCTATTGATAATTTATCAACCGCAACAGGAATTACTACTATTGGAGGAAGTAATAATACTTTAGGATTAACCCTTACTCCTGATAATATAGATCTATTACGTTTTAAAACCTCCATAACAGATAACCCGGGAGGTGATACTATGGCAATTTCGGGAAGTGCCACATCTGGTCCCTTTATAAAGATTTATTATTCATACCAGCCTGATGTTATGTTTCCTTCTCCTTATCCTAAATCAAATGATAAACCACCATTTATTTTAGAAAGTACGGGAAGTGATGTTGTAACTAATTGGTATGAAAATGCTATAGATTCATGTTCATTATATGATTCTAATAATTTAGATATTTTAACTAATGCTATACCTGATTATTTATTAGAAGATCCTGATAATGCTCCTTATACTAATTTTATTAATTTAATAGGTCAACATTTTGACACGTTATTTACTTATGCCCAGGATATTACTAATAGATATGATGGTGATAACAGATTAGATTTTGGCATTTCTAAGGATTTAGTAGCGGAAGCTATTAAATCTATGGGAATTAATCTTTACACAGGAAACTTTACAGCTGCTGATTTATATTCATCGTTTACAGGGATTAATGCTTCAGATTCATACTTGCCCCCTTCAGAAGATGGTCAAACTAATGTAGAAGAATATATTACTGCCTCTAATTTTCCTACTCCTATAGAAGATGTAAATAAACAAATTTATAAAAGAATATACCATAACTTACCCTTACTTCTTAAGCAAAAAGGATCTATTGCAGGTTTAAGAACATTAGTTAATTGTTTTGGAGTTCCTAGTGATATATTAAATATAAAAGAATTTGATATAAATTATACTTTTACCTCTCAAAGTCTTCCTTCGGCGAATGAATCTGGAAGCGTTAGTTTTAACACTGAAAGTATATCCTTACCCCCTAGTAGAAGTGGTTATATTCCATCTGAATTGTTATCACCTATTACTAGAGTACAACAACACTATGCTAAAAGTGAAAGCTATAACAGAAGTTTACATTATGTAGAAGCTGGATTTTCACCTCAAACTTATTTAGATGAACAAGATTATTCTGGTTTTGATCCATTAGGGGAAGATTTTCCTGATTTTAGTGATTTTATATTTGGCACTGGGAGTTATTATTCTTCAAAATTTTATAATGAAACTTCATCTGGGAGTGATAATGAATGGAGTACTCAAGCTTTTATAAGATATGTAAAATTCTTTGACGCTTCTTTATTCCAAATGATTAAAGACTTTACCCCAGCTAGAACTAGCACAGCTACTGGGGTAACTATTAAACCCACTATAAAAGAACGTAGTGTATATAGACCTGCTTCTATGTCTATATCACAAGATTTTTATTCTGGGTCAGTTGATACTGAATATTATGATTGGAGTGCTTCTGAATCTGTCCATAGGTCAATTGGTGATTTTACCTCTAAAGCAAAAACAGGATCTTTCCAATACCCCGGAGGAACAGGGGGGTCCCTTCAAGATTTTAACAGGTATAAATTTTCTGCTAGTAATGCTGATTGGGGTGGGTATGATTTAGATACTCCTATATCTGAAGGTTTTCAGCAAACATGGTCTGAGTCTTTTTATAGTTCTAATATTACTAGTAGTGGGTCTCATTTAAAATATCATCTTACTCAAGATGAGTTTTATAATGGAGAATTTAAAAATGAAGCTTTAAAAGATTTTGATTATTTAAATAGAGAATTTATAAGTAGTTCTTTTCAAGGGCTCATAAAAACAGACAATAATGTAAATAATATTTACAAAAAACCAGGATTAATAAATACACAAGTATCACTAGCTACAAAATTATTTCCTTTTGATAAACCTCCTGTAATATATTTTATATTTACCTTTAACTCGGATTTAGGGTATGATGCTCAAAATGCTACTGTTTACATAAAAGTAAATGATAGTGCTGGGTTGACTCAAGATGTTTTATTAGCTAATGGTAGTGAATTAAATTTTGTTGACCCTACTACGACTGCGGGTATTTCTTTTACAGTAGGAACACCTACAATTTTATCTAATTCTTCTGGGACTTATGTAGCGTGGACTATTATAGATAATCCTACTTTTAACGAATCGCTTTGGAATAGTATTGTTTTAGCAGGGGCAAATATAACTTATATAGCAGCTTATGACCCCGATGAGCTAGCAATATCCCCTGGACCTTGGGCTTATAATGATTATAATCCTTTAGTTAATAATTCATTTGACCCTGCAGCAGGATTAGTAAATTATAACGGTATTAGAAAGTCTACAAGATTTATGGATGCTGACTATTCTGGGGATGCACCTAGTCCTTACAGTCCTATAAATGCTAGCTCATTAATAGAAGGTTCTGCTTCCCTTGCCGCCGTGCCAGATTCTAATTATAATTGTGATTGGTGGGTTAACTCAAGATATAAAGGAAATAGAGTTAGCTCTCCTGATTTTAATACTAGAATTATAAAAGCTGTACCTAATGTTAATCAATTATTTACTAGTGAATCTCTAGGCTTTGCAGGAGGGGCACTCCCGGGTCCTCTTACCCCTGTTACTGCTAGTGCTGATCCTGACCCACTTCCATCTTAATAGTTTTAACTTTAAATAAAAAAAATGGGATTTCCACCACCACCACCTTCTAATCCAACCCCAGTTCAACCTCAGATACCTAATAGATTACCTAGTAATTACCAGGATCCTCCTGAAGGAGTAGGAACTATTCTACAGGATCAATTAGGTCAAATACAAGATATAGGTCTTGTTACTGCTAATTTCAATGGGGAACAAATAAGGGGAATATTATATGGGTTACCCGTTGCTGAACAAAATCAAGAATATTTTGCAGTTGTTAAAGAAGCAGGAGATACTTCACCTGAAATAATAGATCAAACTCAATTTAAGGTTACTTATTTGTGTGATTCTCAACTTAATGTATCTAAACCTGCAACTGATACTGTTGCTTTATCTAATATAACCCAAAATTTTGAATCTCAAAGAAGAGCTATAGTTAGAGTAGATGAGGGTACAGTTTTAAACCCACAACTTGCGGGTACTCATAAAATAACTGCTGTGGGATCTGTTGAACCTATTATAGGAACCCAAATAGGAAAGGGACCTTTATCATATGTAACAACTATGAGTTTTGTTCAATCTGATCAACTGGGTCGAGCTCCTGGAATAAATGTAGCCTCTTATTATTCTTGGTTTGATAAATCGGCTAACTCAACAGGAGGTTATCAAGATAGATATTGGGCATACAAAGTAACAGGAACTCGACCCAATGGAAATTCTTGGACTCTCCCAGCATACGTAACTAGTTCTTTTTGCGGTTTTGATGATCCCGGAAATGAAGGGAGAGGTATTAGACTTCATCAAGATACCCAACAATTAATAGGAACAGGCTCAGCTTTAGGAGACCCAGGATTTGAACAAGCACTTCCTAGTGGACCTGATGGAACTTTTGATTCAACTAATTATTTTAATACTTATTTTATAGAAACAGGATCAATTGCAGGAGGATCAAGAATTAGGGTAAGTTGTGGTGCAGCGTTTCAAATAGTTTCTAGTAGTATCCGAGATTTATTTGCTTCTGCTAGAGCTATGGATTTAGGGGGAACCACATATGATGGGTTTGGTAATGTAACTAGTATGGGAGATTTCGAATCAGGATTTTATAACTTTTGGGATATAAGTCGGTATGCTAGCGTAAAATTACAAGTATACAGTCAAGACCCAGGAGAAGATCCTGTATTAAGGGGGGAAAATAGTGCCCTTTTAGATATTTTCAACCCGGCCTATGGTACGTTGCCTTATGCATTTCAAGACTTATTTGAATCAGGATCAGATGATTTTAGTTCGGTGGTCCCGGGTGTTGATTTTAATGACTATGCAGGTGGGTGGCGTCCCCTTTATGGTAATGGTACAACGCAAGTAGTAACCGATTATTTTGATGTTGTCTCAGGATCAAAAGTATTTGCTCTTATTAAAAACCAAGAAGCAGGAGGGGGTGAAGATAGTTCATCTCTCAGTTTAACTCAAACATTTGATTCAGGTACACTTTTTAACGGATCAGATTTATCCCAAGCAGATGGGGTTTTTGGGCTTAGTTTTACTACCAATGGGGAATTTACTCAGAGCTTAAATAATTGGCCTGAACATAATATGAGATATTATAAGTATTGGGCTGGGCATTTTATTATTAATCAAGAAACCCCTGCTGGTTCTACAGACTTTGTACAAGGGATTACCGGGGTAACAGCTAGTTATTTTAATGGTGAAACAATGGACCTTCCTCAACCTAGTGCTTCTGTATATACACATAATACTTCAAGTTTTTGGGTAGGTAAAAATGATTTTAGTAGTAGTGTGGATGGAGTAGGAAGTTATATAACTGCTTCTACGGCTCTTACTTATTTTTATGGAGAAGAATTTACAAATGTTGCGGCAGGAACTGAACATTATAATTTAAATAACGCTGAGTTTTCTCCTTCTAGTAGTTTATTCCAATTTGGACCTAATGCTGAGGAAGACTTATCAACTAGTAAGAAAAGAACAGCACAAAGTTTTGGTTTTAATCCAATTAGATTACCCTTTTTACTTCAAATAGGAGATTTCATCAGATTTGAGTATAGTAAATCTAAAACCTTCCAAATCACAGGTATCCAAATAATAGGAAACACCCTAAAACTTAGATTAGATGGACAGGTTCCAGATTCTACGATTTTGGATAATTTTGTTATATATAGAATAATACCTAATGGGCAATATATTATATTAGATGTAAAGAAAAACAATGATGCTGCTATAGATCAACCTTTTACAGGAATAATTACAGGAAAATACCCATCAACAGGTTTAACTGGAAAAATAGATAAATTACTTTTTGAATTAAAACAAGCAGGAATAATAGAAGTTTAAATTTTATAATATTTATAAATAAAAATAATATGGGATATTTAAATAACGGCATAATTACAGTAGATGCCATTTTAACAGATAGAGGAAGAGAATTACTAGCTAGAGGAGACGGTTCCTTTAAAATAACACAATTTGCGTTATCAGACGATGAGATTGACTACTCATTATATAATCCAACCGACCCCTCAGGCTCTGCTTTTTTTGGAAAAAATATTGAAAATATGCCTTTATTAGAAGCTATGCCTAAAGCTACTCAAAATTTAAGATACAAACTTACTACTTTACCAAGAGGTACATCTCAAATGCCTGTATTGGATATTGGATATGAATCCATTATTTTGAGACAAGGAGCTACCTTATCTATAACTCCACAAACTCTTAATTATTTGGGTAACAACCAAGTATTTGAAGCTAGTGGTTATACTGTTACTATTGCAGATGTTAGAACAATGGCTTCATTTGAAGGAATAGGAGTTAATACTCAATTAGCCCAAAATCTAAATTCTACAGAAACTTTAGGAGCAGCTACTCAAAAAACTGTAGTAGGTACTACTATTAATATGAAAGCTACCACGGTTAATTCATTATTTGGATCAACATCAACTCAAATACAAACTTCTGTGTTAGTTGTAGGTAGAGATAGTGGAGCTCGAATTACTGTTCCTCTTACTATTACTAAAAATACCGCAACCGGAGGATAATTAAAACTATTATAATATGTCATTTAAAAGATTAGAACCTGAAGATTTTTTATTAAGCACGGATTCAATTATAGCGGGAGCTTTTGCTGGAGGAACTCCTTCAAATACTGCTAATGGAGACGCTATTAACGCTGGGGTTAGTGCTGAATATTTTTCTGCTTTTTTAGGAAGTGATGGACAAATGGAAGTTTCCCTAACTTTTGGAAAAAGTGGAAGTGCAGGTACCTCTACCGAAAACGCTATTTATAACCAATTTGCTAATATTATACAAGGTGAGGCTACAACCGTACTTCCAGTAGGTAGTTCTTTTACAGCATTAGTAGTAGAAAGATCTAGATTTAAACAGTCTATATTCCCTGATTCTTTTAGGTGGGGATCGGATGGTTTATTTACTGGATCTACAGATGTAGGATTTACAAATGCTGGTAGAGTATTTTCTGGAAGTAATGATTTATATCTTTACCCCGATATTGGAGTAGCTCTGAAAAATGAAAGTTCTGTAACATCACTTCCAACTTCAATCTCTTCAGGCGATTTCACAGTCCACAGTGAAGAAGTAATAACATCTAATTATGTCTTTATTAGAGCTAGAAATGCTGAATTTAATTATTCTCAGAATCCTACTTTTATAGATTCTACTACAGGAGGTGTAAGGTTCTCTGAGTTTATTACTTCTCCTCAAACTTTTATCACTACTGTTGGACTGTATAATGACAACGGAGATTTATTAGCAGTTGCTAAATTATCTAAGCCTCTTAAAAAAGATTTTACTAAGGAAGCCCTTATTAGAATTAAATTAGATTTCTAAATGAATGGGCGTATTCAAGAAATTAAAGGGTGATGATGTCAGGGTTACTCCTCTAACAATCAAATTTAAAAAATCAGCTTACTCAGTTGATAATTATATGGGGATCAATAAAAATCCGGTAGGAAGTTCCTCAGCGGATATAAATGATTTTTATGATAGTGGGGGTGTTGGAGTTGAAAACTTCGCTTTATTATATAATTCTATAAGACAATTATATTATGGGTCTTTCATTACACAAAATTTCTTATCCTCAGGAAGTGCTTTTAGTACAGGAATATCTGGTTCTGTAGATCAAAAACATTTAGGAACGTTTAGTAGATTTGATCCCTCTTTTCAAGGAAGTTTATCTTATCTTAGATATTTCCCCACTCAATCTGACGGTGGTATAAGAGTACACACCATTCCTACCTCAGATTTTGGGGAATCTATAGTTCCTGGAACAATTAGTGCTAGTAATGTTACTGATGACGCCACTGGTAATCTATTAGATTCATCAGGAAATGTTAAGGGTAATATATTTTATGATCAAGGAATAATAGTAACAACAGGAACCAATGGAGATGGGTATGGTCCTATAACTTTAAGCTCTATAGATTTTTTTGGATCTTACACAGTATATGCTACTCAATATAAATGCACTGCTGGTCCAAATGAGTTTAATGCTTCTATGAATCCTACACTTTTAACTACCTCTTCTACTGAGTATGATCAAAGTATTATAGATAGTCCTGAATTTATGCCATACGTAACCACAATAGGATTATATAACGAAAATCAAGAGTTAATGATGGTAGCTAAATTAGGACAACCTGTTCAGTTAAATCCATATACTGATACTAATTTTATAGTAAGAATAGATAAATAATGTCATATAAAAGAATAGACCCTCAAGATATTATAGTAGGACACGGATCAGTTGTAGTACCTATGGGAAATAATCCTGGAGGAGCTTGTGCTGATGGGGTTGAGTATGATACTTTTACTATAGATAAATCGGGGACTGATGAACAAATACGGAGGTATAAACAAATAGCTAATTTAATACTAAAAGATCCTTTACATGAAGATCTACCTTTAGGTACTAGTATGAATGTTATCCTTTTTAACAGAAAGTATTTTAAAGGTTCAATCCACCCTGCTTCATTTGAAGTTAATACCTATAAAGTAGATACTACTACTGAATTTGTACAACACAGTGAAGGTGGACGAGTGTTTAAAACAGATCCTAGAGTTGGATCTCCTAATTTATATTTGTACCCTGATATAGGATTAGCCCTTACCTCTACTACAGTTACAAATGTTTTTGCAGCAAGTGAAGAAATTTCTAATTATTCTCAAATCTTTATTAGAGCTAGAAATTCTGAGTTTAATTATTCTATGAACCCTTCGTTTTTAGGAATGGAGGGTGACCTAAGATTTACATCATTTATAGATAATCCTAAAACATATATTACTACAATAGGGTTATATAATGATGAAGGTGATTTACTAGCAGTATCTAAAACTGAAAAACCTATAGAAAAAGACTTTAATAATGAAGCTTTTTTTACTTTACAACTAAAATATTAAAATATGAATTGGTTATATAATGGAAAAGAAATTACAGACATATCACAATTTCCACCCAATACATTTGGGTTTGTCTACCAAGTAATCACCCCCGAGGGTAAAAAATATGTGGGTAAAAAAGTATTATACCACAACCAAAAGAAAAAATTAACTAAAGCCGAGTTAGCGGAACAAACAGGTCGAGGTCGGAGATCGTTATATAAAATCGTTCAAAAAGAAAGCGATTGGAAAAAATATATAGGGTCAAACGCTAAATTAAAGCGTCAAATAACTGAAGGAGAAGTTACGAAAGATAATTTAAAAAGACAAATTCTTGAAATTGCTCTTAATAAAAAACATCTCACATATCTAGAGACCAAATACCTATTCCAGATGGAAGTATTAGAAAACCCAGACCATTATTATAACGATAATATACTAGGGAAATTCTTTACATCAGACTTTGCTCTCTAAATTAGGATTTGTACATTTAACTTAATGGTAAATCACCTATTAGTATCCCTAATGGACTCTGTTCTTGGCAAGGGAAAACAAACATCCAGGGGCAATTATGCTTACCACTGTCCTTTCTGTAAGCATCACAAACCTAAAATGGAGGTTAATTTTACAGAAAATAAAAAGGGACATAATCCTTGGCATTGTTGGGTTTGCAATACTAGAGGTAAAACTATTCCTAATCTTCTTAAGAAAATAGAAGCATATGATAAAATTGAGGAAGCTAAAAAATTAATCCCTCAAGGTTCGTTTGTTGAAGAAGTAGTAGTAAAAAATGATTTAGCATTACCCAAAGAATATACTCCATTTATTGATAAACCTAATACTTTAATGGCCCGCCATGCCCTAACATACCTCCAGCGTAGGGGAGTTACTAGAGAAGATATGATTAAATATCATATGGGTTATTGTGAAGATGGAGAATATAAAAATATGATTATAATTCCTTCTTATGATGTTAATGGTAATCTAAATTATTTTACAGCACGTAGTTTTGAGAAGGAACCATTTAGAAAATATAAAAATCCATCGGTATCCCGTGATATTGTACCGTTTGAGATGTTTATAAACTGGAATAGCCCGTTAGTATTGTGCGAAGGACCGTTTGATGCCATAGCCATTAAACGAAATGCTATCCCGCTTTTAGGAAAAAATATTCAA